CGTCACTGTTGCCATTTGTGGATACCACAGCGATCGCTTGATTGAGAATTGTCTGTACGGGAATGGAGATGCCACATTGGTCAATGTAGGCCTGCTGACTTACTGTACCAGGGAATTGACCAGTGTTATCCCGCGTAACTGTCGTTGTTGTTTGACCCGTGTAGCTGATAGTAAGCTGATCAACAATATTTTGAAGAATTGCCCCGCTGCTGTCTTGAGCAAGAGAATTTGAACCAACCTGATAATAAAAGTCTTTTCCGGTTGTTCCCTTTACCCCAAATGTCTTCGACTGCCCGTTTATCACAATAGACGTCATAGAGACAACATTGTACTTCAACGTGAACGAAGTTGCACTTCCATCTCCCGTGTGTATTTCGCTCGTCACAATCGTAGATTGCACATTTATGAGTGTATGTTTATTCCTATATACATCTGCACTATCCTCAACTTCTAATCCATCATTAAGAATATCAGGAGGACTAGCAGCAGAAAGCACCCACGGGGCTGGTACAGATCTCCTTGGAAGAAAGATAAAAGAACCGTCATGTTTCACATTGTGATAATAATTCGATCTTTTCGCAAGATCTTTGATGTTGTCGCTTTTGTACGTATTGCGATAATCAGCAATAGGCACGAGCGCACCGGCCCCAATATTGGGATTAGTCACAATTGCCGTCATATCGGTTATTTGAGGCGTCTGTGTTGGATCTGTTGAGGTAAGCGTCTGCCTCACATAAACCTGTTTGCCGCTGAGATTGTCACCTTGCGGCTGTATGCGCAGATTGTACATTCGACCAATACCGGACACACTAGACAATCCAACCTGACCGGAGCCAGCAAGAGACCCATCAGTAGCGCTAAGCACACTCACACCATCAAAATAGATCGTGATAGCTGTACCAATCATCGTGACGCGAACACGCTTGACAATCGTTCCCCTCGTAAGAGTGATAGCAGTGCTCGATCCGATTTGGGTCTTGACGTTTGCCACGACCTTGAACAGCTTCAACACATTGGTGCTGCCAGCATTTGAGCTTGCATCGTAAATCAACAGCTCATAATAGTTGGATGGGTCAGTGTAGCGCCACACAATTCCACAATTATCTGCTTGATCTACATCAAAAATAGCATCAACATTTACACAAGAAACAGCACTATAGATGAGCAACGCATTGGTGCCACCGGAGGCCGTTAATCTCGAATTAGCTGTATCCCAAGTCCAGGATGCAACTGTTCCTCCTGTACGAGCAGTGTTTGTGTAGCTTCCACTTGAAAGAAGATTGAATGTGTCAATGGTTGGTGCTGGCTGCTGATTGATACCAGCCATAGAACCACCACTATTCACATTGGTATAGGTCGTGCCGTCCAGGGATGTGGCAAATGTAACGCTAGTTCCAGGAGGTGTGAGAGCATTCCAGGCTACCAGCGTACTTCCACACGTACCCACTGGAGTCAAAAGCAAAGCTTTATTGATCCGTGTGCCTGAGCTTGAAAAACCTCCCAAGACACGCACGACCAAATATTGCAGCTGGGGCATGCTAGATGCCGATGCGGTTGAGAGTGTGACTCTAAATTGAACATTTATCCCCGAAAGAGATTGACCGAGCGTTAAGTTGGCAATTGCCGCACCATTCGTAACCGCTTGCCATGTGCTTCCACCATTGATGGTTGACTCTACAAGAAGGTTGGTGCTTTGGCTACCAAGTGAAGCATCTTGCCAGGAAACAACAGAGCCACCATAGGTTCCCGCAGCTGTCAAAGACTGCACAGGTGATATCCACGTCCCTGACAATCCTGTAGTCGTCAACCCCAGATTATTGAATTGTCCCTGATACCCTTGCGAAGCACTTGAATTTGATGTTCTAAACCCAACATAACCAGCTGCTGTATATGTGCTATCTGTTGCATTAATAAAAAGAATGTCATCAAGATAGATTTGATGTGTAGAACTATTTACGACAACTTTTAGATGGTGCCATGGATTGTTTGTACTTGGAAGCGTTGCTGAAGCAATAAGCGTAATACCTCCGTTTCCAGTTGCACCTCCATTATTCGTGCCTTTATAGAGCTTAATGCTTGTGGATGCAAGACATTCTACAGCATAGGCAAACGTGCCATCATAGTTGCTCCATCCCGTAGTTCTATACACAATCCCGTTTTTGCCATAATTAACATCAAGGACAATATCACATTCTAAACAAAAGTTTTGCCACTGCCCTAAAAAGTCAAGCCGTGACCGCCCTTCCATAGTAATGCCCATCTGCAACCAAAATACTTTATAATTGCAATACTGTACCACTCCAGTTCCACCGCCTGTCCCATTCCCATAAACGGTCATCCCTGTAGTATTTGCCCCAGCCCAGCTTCTCACATCTCCCAATAGTCTCAAGATATTATTTAGCGCTTGCGTATTGGTAAGCGTTCCACTATTAAATTGGGCATTCGTTGCTGCCTCATATACCACATCAGACTTTGATGCTATATAGGATGGAATAAGAAACACTTGCATACTGGTGAGTTGGACTTGCGACTCAGGAGAAGCCAACGAACTTTGCTGAAGCGTCTGCCTGAACTGAATTGACTGATTTGCTAAAGAAAGACCAGCTGGCAAATTTGGTAAAGGTGCATTGTTGATGCATGTTGTGTAGCTATTTCCACTATCAAGCGAGTATTCCACAAGAACTGACGTTCCTGTTGGTGTTACTGCTTTCCATGATAAAAACGAGCTTTTGAGCAATTTTACATTGTTAGCATTGTATGATGGACTGACACGTTGTGATGGTGAATAACAATCATACGTGTTAACAATGCTCAAGCTTATGTTTCCATATCCTGAGTTTTGCAACTGCTGAGGAGGATTAATACTAAATGATCCTCCAAAGAAGCGATTATCAAAATTTGTACCATCTGTCCATCCTATATTCTTAAAATATGTGGTGTACGTCCCACCTTTATCTCCTTCGAAGACGACATCCACATGAGATATAAATTTATTCACAAATGTATTCATCAGGAATTTACGATGATACCATCTTCCGTCTGCGTATCCAGACAAATCTTTATTAGGATGCGGTGGAATGTTTTGAATGTCATAGTAGGGATAGGCTTGTACGGTATCTCTGAGTGTTGTGCCGTCAGTAAAAGTGATATCAACACCTGACTTTATTTCAGGTGATTTGGGATCTATCCAAATATCATATTCGAGATAGCGACCAGAGAGCACTTGAAAGTTTGACGCTTGATAAATTTTGACATAAGCATATGCATTGCTATCCCCAACAAGGCTCTCCGTTCCAATCATTTTGAGTGTAGCTGTTGGAGATGGAACAAGACTGTTATTCGATGCTTGGCAATTGGTGAGTGTACCAGCCCCAAAGATTGCAGTAGTATTTTCAGCAACAGTCAGAGGAGTGCCCGCTGGCGCTAGTTCCAGGTTGCCATCATCCACATTGGCAGAGGCTATTGTGCCATTCAGGTTTCCCGCTGCAAAATCAGCCTGTGTTGTATCTGTATCTATTGCATAGTTCGCAAGGATACCATTGACCCATTCATCTTTTATTTGATCAACAGCTATAGCACCTGAATACTGATTGATGTAGAGCCTATTTGATGTTTTTTCGTCTAATATCTCCATTCTATCTGTACACGTTATATTGTGAAAAACATCTGATCCCCCTCCTGGAGTCCGTTTGTTATCAAGTATTTTGCCATAAAATACAATATTTTCTAGTGTGTCAGTTACAGTAACAATTTGACCTTTTTGAAAAACAAATGCCCCATTAGCATCATGTATCGTTAATGTGAGTTGTGACCGTTGCTCTATGATGTCAGGTAAAGTAAGCGAACCTTCCCATGTATTATATGATGTGTTTCCTGCTATGCTGACTGTAAGAGTGGTTGCTGTCATAATAATCCACTCCTAATAGGTCCTGTAGTGCGAACGGATTTGATGATACGATTGCCTGAATTATTTGTTATTTCTTTTCCATCAATATAATTATGTATATGAATGACTTGTTGGCTATTGCTGCTACTCTGCGATAGAATATAGGGAGTGACAAGCTCTTTCCCGCGTTCTCCAAATGCATAGCGTGTCCCTGTCCGCAGTCCCATACCTGCTATCGGCTCATCGATCACGCCACCGTTTGCATATCCAATATAAGGTTTTCCAGCAGCTAAACTTTCAATTCCAGGCACATTGAACACATCACCATAACTACCTTTGATGTACCCTATAGCTGAAGCAGCGTTATCAATTGGATTGAGTATGTTCGTGTGCCCTGGAAGCGCATGAGCTGCAAAAGTACCCGGTATCATCTGAAACAAGCCTTGACTGGGGTGGCCTTGTTGAGCATTGATATCGTTCAAGTTGACAGCGTTCGGGTTCCCGCCTGACTCATGCATGGCAATTGTGCCTAGAGGTCCTGCCCACGATCCTAGAACACTCGTAAGCGTCATAGCGGCTTCTATCCAGGATTGAACGTTGCCGGGGATGTTGACCGATTGACCACCAAAGTCAAATTTGGGCAGGATGCTCGTAACCCACGACAAAGCCCAATTCTTGAGGGTGTCGAAAATGCCGCTTGAAATGTTGCTCATGCCAGGGAGATTTGGAGCTTGGATATGAAGTGAGCTGATCACGTTGTCGAGGATGGTCTTAGCCCCACCTGATAGCCATCCCAGAATTTGACTGCCCAAGTCGCCTATCCCGTCTGCGTATCCCGGGATCTTGCCGCCAAGCATGGCGAGTAGCGCTTCAGTAGCATCGTTTGGGGCTACCTTTGCACCTTTGGGAAGGTGTACTAGTTCTCTACCGCGTTCCCCAACAACAGCAAAACCACCTTGATGCTCATCAGTTCCTTCAGCATAGTGCGGAATGCGCCCTAGATGAGCCATCGGAATGGTGCCTCTTGTGCCAAGCGACGTTGCGATATCATCAAGTCCTTTTCCGAAGAAGTTGATGAAACCTTCAATACTCGATATTCCATCATTCAAATGATCGACAATCCCGTTAATCATGTCATGAAATATATTTGATACACCTACCTTTAACTCATTAAATTTATTGCCAACGGTATTTTTAAGCCAATCTACACCACTTGCAACATCATTCCACCATCCTTGAAATGTCTTGCCTAAAGGAGAAAATATAGTAATTACTTTATTCCATGCATCACTTATTTTGCTGCCAATTGTGTTTTTCAACCATTCTGCACCATTTGAGACATCGTTCCATCGATCTTGGAACCACTTGCCAAGAAATTGGAAGACCCCGACCACCTTCCCCCAAGCTTCGTTTATTTTTCCGCCTATCATCACCACAAAAAACTCAACTGGTTTTGATGCATCATTCCATCGATCGCCGAACCACTTACCCAAGAACTGAAATGCTCCCACAACTGCATTCCATGCCTCAAGTATTTTTGTGCCAATGAATATAGCAAAAGCCGCTAGTGGTCTTTCGGCGTCGCCTGCCCATTCCTGGAATTTTGCGCCTAATTTACCCCACAAAGCTACCAGAATATTCCATGTTGTCTGAAATACATCCCCTATATAAGCAAGAGTCGCTTTGAGTGGCGCAGGCAACTCGTTCCATCGATCGTGAAACCATTGTCCTATGCCTCCAAACACGCCTTTTATCCAATTAAATGCATCAGTAAATCGATCCCCGAACCATTTGCCTGCACCACCCCAAATATTCTCTACATCATGCCAACGATCTCCAAACCAGTGCCCAATATTGCCGAATACACCAGCTATACCGTTTTTTGCATCAGTAAATCGATCTGCGAACCAATGTCCTATATTGCCAAAGAAGCCAGATATCCCATCCCACATCCGTACAAACCATGGCTTTTGCGCCTCTACCATCTGGTCATGCAGTTCTTTTTGCTTGGCAAGCTGCTTTTTCTTATCTTCCTCTGCTTTCTGTAATCTGTCTTCCTGCCCTTTTATTTGCGCGTTTGTTTGGTTGAGTTGATTGGTAAGCTGTGCTCTTTGTACCTCATCCGTCGTCTGGCTTAATTTTTGCAGAATACCTTGACGCTCTACCTCCATATTGTTTATTGCTGCTGTGGCTCCATTAGCAGTCTTGGCATCCATTGCAATCGCCATCTTGGTGTGCTCTTCCTCTACCTTAATCCGTGTCTGCTCGGTCTTGCCTGAGATCCAGCCCATGATGTCACCCCAGTGTTGCACAGCAAGAAGGATACCCGCGACCACGACTGCTATAGCAGCGCCAATGGCAAGGATAGGCCATGTAGCGGCTATAGTGGCAACGGCAGCCAGTCCTGCAGCGCCAGCCCAAGCAAAAAAGCCAGCGACAATGGCGGGAATGGCAGCAACAAATGCAGCAATGTTAATAGTGGCTATTGCAACACCTATGCCAAAGAGCAGGTCTCGCACAATCTGAGCAGGAAGTGACGCTTGATTAAGGAATTGCAGCATCTTATCGATGCCCATCGTAAATTGCTGAATTGCAGGAATGATTATGGAGGTGAGCACAGCTCCAAGCGCATCAAAAATGGCTTTGACGATAGGAAGTTCGGTTTGCCACTGGCTAAACTCAAGCTTATTAATTTGACGTGCAATATCCGCAATAACAGGACCTAGACCCGCGAAGTTGTCATGAAAGAAAGCACCAAACTGACCTATAGCTGGTATTCCGACATTGACGAACCAATCTCCAAATCGTGTGAGAGCAGGAATGGCTACACTTGCAACAGTATTCACAAGTTGCGTCGCCATGGGAACTAGCGCAGTTCCGATTTGAACACCAAGAGCCCCAACCGCTGCTTTAGCCTGATCCATGCGGAAGTTGAAGTTTTGTTGGACATCACTCCAGCCTGCTATGGAAGTGCCACCTTTTTTTACAGCATCATCGATAGCAGTCACGCTCTGCCTGAACGTGTCCATTTGCGTACCCGATGTCTCCATAATTGCCGCCATTGACTTGCTTCCACCGGATATAGCTTTTAATGCCTCATTGTATGCTGTTGATCCTTCTGGGAATTTCGCTTTCATTGCCTTTACAATCATATCGATTGCATCAGGAAGCGACTTGCGCATCTCATCGGTTACTTGCTGCGTGGTTAGTCCGACAGAATGAAGAGCATCGGCACCAGCTTTAGAAGGGGCTTCAATCGTTTTGATCATCATGGCGAGGTGTGTCGCTGCTTGGCTTGCGTCATCACCTTGCTTGGTCATCGTGTCCAAGCCCGCCACAATATCGGTAAGCGAAATGCCAAATGTTCTTGCCGTCGGCATGACATTCGAAATGGCACCGGAAAGCTGCTGGAGCGTCATGGAACCTTGACCAACCCCAGCAATAAGCGTATTCATTGCGGATGCAGCAGTAAGCCCGGTACTCTCAAAATTGTTGAGGGTAAACATCAAAACTTTAGATACGTCGGTAAGATCAGCTTGTTCCGCTTTTGCGCCCATAGCCGCTATCTTCAAATCCGTTAAGCCTGCCGCACCATGCGCACCGCCTGACTCGATCCAATACATTGCTGCACTCAGATCCTTGATTGATGTGGCTGTAGGTCCCGCCATGTCAAGCATGCCCTTACCGACCGCTGTTATGTTGCGTTGTGACTCTCCTGCTGTCGTTGTGAGCTTGGTCAAATTCTGCTGGTAGTCTCCAATCATTGAACCGACAGTATGCCCTATGCTTGCGAACATCTGAATCGTGCCCTGAACACCCATGATGGTCATGCCAAGCTTTGAGCCAAATTCCAGGACGCTTCCTATAGCACCCGTGAAACCTGAGACAAGACCGCTCATACGCTCGTGCATCGATGCTACAGAAGAGGTGAAGAGGTTCCCTTTGGCCCCGGACGCTCCCATAGCATCGGCTAGCCGTGTCGCTTCTCCCTGAACCATAGCCATCGCGTCCCCAGCTGCTAGCTCTGCTTTCTTCACATTCTCAGCAGCCAGCGTAGCCTTAGACTGAGCAAGAGCGACTTTTTCAGCAGAAGAGGAGGCGTCTGCCGTAACGAGGTTAGCTTTCTCCATTGCAGCGGCAGACTGTGCTTGAGCTACTCCTAAGCGAGCTGCGGACTCAGAGGCTTTCATCTGGAGAGATGCGAATTTGGAGACATCGAGACCAGCAGCATCGGCACGCACGGCTAGATCCTGCAATCCAGACTGAGCATTCTTGAGCTCAGCAGACATGCGTGAGGAGAGGATAGAACTGACATCTTTCGCGGCATTCTGAAGCTGGTTGAGGTTATTCTGAGCTTGATTTGAGCTAGTGCCCATGGCTTGGAGATCAGCTTGAGCCTGAGCACCCCCGGAAATAGCAATATTCGCAGTGAGTTGGGAAGCCACTATAGAAATCTCAAATACCTCCTCTCATTGGTTATGTTTTGCTTTCTCTTCTCTAGCGTAGGTTTCAGCACTGAGCACTATTAATGCCCGATCCTTCCAATAGACCGAGGTCCGTGCCATCTCCATGACGCTGCAATTGCATACTCTTGCCGCTACAAAGTCGGGATAGAAGTCTGGGCAGTAACCCATCAGACCATCCGTTGCGAGATAGCGCCTCAGACCTACTAGGTCGGGATCTGAGGCACCGCCGCTTCCGGGCGGACGTGTCTCATCATGGCAAATAAACATTTCAGCTTGAACGTCATGTCCAGTTCTGCTAGACGATCAGGATCTAAAGGCCACATGGTCGTTTGCTCGTCATCCACAAAGAAATCCCATGATTTGATCATAGATGACAGCATTTCATTGATATTGGTTAATGCCGCTTTTGCAGATGAAATGTCTGTGACACCTTCAATCTCTGCAAACTTGATGAATACGTCATCTGTCATTCGAGATGGATAATAGGCGATATTGAGAATGTCCCCGTACATTGGTACAGAAACCGTTGCTTCATCCTTTTGTACTTGAGAATGCGTTATTGGCATAGAACTCCTATAGTGCTGTAAGTAAGTTGGTGAATGTCACCAGATGAGCATGTCCCCATCCGCTATCCTCAAAAATGTTGCATGTCCACTCAATTGCGTAGACACCGTTGCTGTCTTGCCATTGGCTAGGCTGTCCGATTTTGATCGCCATGTCATGCCAGAATCGCGCGTAGACCTGAGTCTGTGTGATTGCGGCGTTCGCGGGAGTAGTTAATGCAGCAAAGTTACCTGTGAAAGCTGTGGTATCTAGCGCAAGAGCGCCGCTGAGTGCGATTGTGTAAGGACCGCCTACAGATCCGGTGACTGCAACGGTACCGACAGGGATGGTTGAGAGTGCAGCTATGGCAGTCTGGACAGCAGAAGCCGCCGCGTTATATGCGATAGTTGCTGTGGTTTGACCTTTGTATGTGAGTGTGAAGGTACCGGACGATTGAGTGCCGAGTGTCACCGTCTGGTTATTGTCGATGACGGGACCTTGCGCTTCCACGCGACAAAACTTTGTGACACCAGTGCGCATATCACCAAGCGATGCCATACCTGCCGCGTCCGCAGCCACCATGAACTTGAAGATAGCAGTAGGGTTGAGATCGACATGAGCAGAGTAGGAGGCATTGGCACGGTTGATATACCATGCTGGCCCGTAAATCGAAGCCATCGCAAAATCAGCGGCAAGAGATTTGAGCACCTGAGTTGTGCCCAATGCTCCAAATGTTGCATCAAGATAGAGGTTGAAGTGCTGCCCTGTGATTGGAGAAAGCACAACAGGAGTCGGGGAGCCGGTCATGGTTATGCCGTCGCTGACGGCCTGAGCTAGCACGGTACCGGAGACTGAAGCGTCCGTTTTACGATTGAACTTATATCCGAGCGCAGTGTGCAGACCGTAGGCAAACTTATGAGCACGCGTCGCGGGGTCACCTTGCTCAAAAGAGAGCGTCTGAGGCTGCTTTGCGCCTGACAAGCTGGCATCAAGTATCCAGTCCTTGGCAACTGCTGAACCCGCGTGCGCAACAGGTGTCACGACTCCCAACGCGCCTGCAAACGGATACACCATACTGTTATAGTCCATTGACCCAGTAAGTGTACCTTCAATCCATTCTGCATTGAGTTGTTGCACTGATGGATACTTACGTCCTGTGCCCGATGTCTCCTTAAAGTCGCCTTTAGGGCCAAAGACGTATGCGAGGTTATCGATACGTTTTGACGCTGGTACCGCTACTCCAGGTGTTGCCTCGATTGCCAATTGTAAAGTTTGGCCTATGGTGCTGATTTCCGGAACGAAGGGCATTTTATGCTCCTATCACCCCCTTCGCAAAACCTCTCAAAAGGTGCTGAGAACGAGGTACAAGATACTAGATTACATAACTCTTGAACTTGCTTTTCTATCTATCTAAGTTATCTGCTGGTTTCTGATCCGATACAAACCACCCATATGTGTATATTGCACGCCTGCTGTCTCATCATCGTACGCTAATGGATTGAGTCTATAGCACCCCAAAATAACCCCATCGCTTGTTGCTCCTCTTGCCCGTTTAAACAGGTCATCTATACGAGCTGCAAGAGCAAATACTGCTTGCGTCTGATCTGATGTACCAAGCGCTTTTATCTGATATGTCGCATCAACTGATGATCGTACAGCATTTGCGAATACTACATCAATTCCGCTCTGAAATGCGATTATAGTAGCAGGTGTGGATGTACCTACAGGCAACATTCCACGATGGACGCCGCCCGGGCTCAGTGCTACCCACTGGCTATCAGATCGCAATGTCGCAACAACCCATTGGATCGCAGATGCTACCTCGGTAGTGCTCACTGAGCAGGTATCTCACTTGGCTGTACAGGTACCTCAGTCTGATCAGGTGGCACTACAGGTATTTCAGGCTCCGTATGCTCAGTACTAATTACATGGTTCCAACTATGCGTCTCTTGCGACGTACTGTAAGGCACATCCGATATTGGTGTGACTTCCCCATTCACATCAACATCAAGCTCTGCATGATGGTTCCCGTCATGATGTGTTATGCGCTTAATAATGGCATCGAATATCTGACCAAAATGATTGATATAGTGAGCTTTGCCGTTTGAAACTTCTGACATACGTTTGTCCTACTTTCCTGCATCTTCAAGTCGCTTTGCAAGCGTTTCGAGAGCTGTATCAAAATCAGATTGAGTAACATCGAGTCCAGGCGAAAAGAAGGGTTTTGGAGGCATATGCACGGTCCCCATCTCGTTAAAGACCGAATAGTTAGCTGCTACCCCCACAATGGCTTCGGTATTACTTGTTGGTTTTTCCTCTGGTAGTGCCTTGTCACCACCTGTATAGTCACTACCCTGTGGTGTACTGGCATATACACTATCACGCATGAAACCCGTTATTACCTGGTTATTGGCTGTAATTTGCTCCTGAACATGCTTTGCCCCTGCTTGTGCCGTAGTGGTTACAGCCTCTTCACATGCTGGTATAAGCTCGTTTGCGATGTTTGACCAGTTGTTGAAACTATTACTCATCATGTCACCGTTGCTGCTAAGACTTCATCGTTGATGCTAAACGTTTGTGGCGATACCAAAATCTGCACTATCATCTTTTGCCCGTTAATGGTAAGTAAATCCCCTTCTGAGGGACCCTGATTCAGAGGGAACGAGACGTGCCATTTAGCAAAAGCGCCTATACGCTCGTTAAATGCCTGTAACACAATTGGCCTAGGAAGTGGTGTCACCAAGCATTTGACAGTGCGAGTTGTGACCGTGCCTGCCGTCTCAGTGCCATATGGATCGTCTACCTTTGCCGTGTGAGTAATCAGGCAAGTGTCTTTGAGTGCGATGTCAGTGACGGTATTTGCAAGGTTCTGCAGGTCTGTATCACTCAGAATTGGCATGGCTTACCCTCTCCGTACAAAGCCGCTATCTATCACCGTACGTCCTTTCTGGAGACCCATCCCCTTCTAGGGGATTGGGAGGAAAGAAAGCTGTCCGCAGACAGGGTTCTCCCCTTCCGGTTTTCGATTGATCAGTTAGAATAGATCTTTGTAGGCTTAGGCACTCCGAAAGGAGAGAGACAGTTCGCCTACAGGTTCTTTTCCAACTGAATGTATTGAGTTTCAGGCAGGAACGCCGTGCCTGAGTAAAACATTCTCGGTCGATCAATAACGTTCCTCTTTGGGCTAAGCTCTCATTGAGGACGGGTACTTTGTCAGAGTGCCCGGTGGGACCTCGGTCCCCATGATGTTGCGGTCGTTGAAGCCGAAGCAGCACCTCCGGTGTCTGAATTGAGGTGGAGGCTAGCAACAAGCTCATCCGCTTCTAGCGGATTGAGTCTCTGACGCTCTCGCTAAAGTTGCTGGCATCAGGACGAATATCGGGACGTACCATCTTGGCAACCTTGGGCTTAGACCTCATCCGATATCTATTTGCAAGCTTGAGCTTCGCTTCTCCCCACTGCGAAAGCTTAAAGCCTTGTCCGCCTGTTGTGATGTCAATCTTGCTTGTAAGTGAAGCAGCCCAAAACTCAAGTAAATCGGCTGCTGCTGCATAGATGTCATAGACTTTTCCAGTGGCAAAAACAGGTCCCATTTGCCCCGGTGCTGTTCCTGTGTTGAAAACATCTAGCTCAAAAGCAAAGTGACCCGTCACCAGTTCTGAGTTGAGCGGCGTCAGCACTACCCAGGGTTGTCCATTCCTGATACCTTGCAGAACAACGTCCCCTTCCCACCAGCTGTAAGAGGAATAGAAGTCCGCAAATATCGTTTGTGCCTGATTATTGGTACTTGCAGCATTGACAAAGCTAGGTGCTATCTGAAGCTCCTCCATACGAATATCATCACGTGCATCATCTAATCTATCTTGGATGAATTGGTCATCGAAGAATGGATTGTTAGGGTCTGCGTCTGCGGTCATCTGACGTGTACGTTGAATGATAGTTTGCATAGTGAGCCTGATAGGCATATGTTAACCTTTCTTGCCTTTGCTGCTCTTACTGGACTGTTCGTCGTCAACAAGTGGAACAGTAGCAGATGAGTCAGGAGCACCCTCTTGCGGCGTGGGAGCAACGGGTTCTGGTATCTCTACAGCACCTTCTTCTTTGAAACGCTTGATGTGTGCATCGTGCGTGATGTTGTATATGAAGCCGTTGGAACGCTTAAACCACATCTACCACCTCACATTCAGTACTTCTATCTTGACTTAGGCATTTATTATACACAAATACCTCTTACCATTTTACAGGGATAAAGAATGCTGTTATTGTTCCTGTGGTTCCAGAATCAAAGTCAAGCAGAAGTGATCCGTCCGCTTGAGAAAATCTTGCTGACTCTAATGGTCCTATATACTGTGTAGTGCCGTTCGTGACTGTAACAGCAAGGTCGCCTATACCCGCTCGAAATGCAGGTGGATTAACGCCTTTTCTGACTGTGACGACGTGGGGGCCTGCTGCTGAGTTATCGACTTTCAAGATCACATGATCACTATCAGGACCCGTGGGAATGCCTGTGGCTGTAATCGGCAGGGTCATGCCGTTGGCCTGGTCGATCGTGTCAGCCGTTGGCGCAAGAATACCGCCGTTGGGGGTGAGATTACGTCTGGTGATTGCTGTACGTGCCATGGATGTTCCTCCTTTCTGACCTATGCCGGATGCTGGAAGTACGCCACAGCAATTGCGTCGGGACGTACAGTTTTCGCACCGTACAGAGCGAGGCCTTTCACTGCGTCTGAGAAGCGGTCAGGAGGCCGGAAAGCCTCAGTCTCAGTGAGCCCTTCAGCTTTTGCCAGACCCATCCTGTGACCTGCAATGACAACATCTTGAGAACCTGCAATGCCAACAGTGCCACCTAAATGAGGTGTGTTGATGCTCTCGTAGATGTCCATGTTGGCGATTTGTCCAACATACGCGTCCGCAGCTTGCCCGCCACTTGCATCAAGATTGCCTGTCATGATAGCAGCACGTGCTTGAGGCGTGTTAAAGCTGGTAAAACGCGTATCCTGTGTAAGGAATGAGGTTATCCAGGGAGGAATGACAGCCCATCGACCATTCCTTGGGATCTTTGCCTCGTTTAGCTTCTGTCCAAGGACTACGAGATAATCATAGGCAGTTGTTCCACCGCCGATGTTGGCCTGAGTACCGACTGCAGGCGTCACAAAGCTACCTGACGATCCGATCATATTGGCAACAGGCGCATCAGTGTAGAAACCAGCGTAGTACTGATCCATGGTGTCGGCCATGTAGTAACCAGCATCAGACATCGCTTGAGCCATCACCTTTGGTTCGTTTTGTGCCTGATCTACATCGTCAATGGCAAAGTTATAGTAGGATGCTTGACTGATGGTAAGCTGTGTTTGCGCGTCTGTAAGCGACTGAGGCGTATTGATCGGAGTATCTTTGGAGTAGGGACTAATCGTAATCGTCCC